AGACAAACCCTATAGGAGATAGAAAGTTCTTATTGGTCAGTTGATCTTGATACCAGTTGGCCATTTAATTCTTTATGCACATATGTATTTATGATACTTTACCACCCCATTCAGAGTTAGGATCCAGTCTCTCCATATAATTAAATCCCGATCCTTCTGGGTAGATGTACTTTCCATTCTCATCAAAGTTTGGACCTACCTTCTTTGCAGGGTATGTAGGATAAGGTCTCAACCCTGCTCTCATCTCTCTACCCTTTCTCTTCCTTTCTTCATTACCAGTCTCATAATCTTCAGGTATTTCTGGACATGATGTACCAAGGATCTTTCTTATATCTTCTTTCGTGTAACCGTTAGGATGTTTGTCACTGGACATGTATAACACCTTTCATACCAGCACCAGCATGAGGAGCACAGAAGAAATCAAAATCTCCAGCATCAGCAAAAACAATTTCTTGTGTTTCACCTGGACTAAACATCAATGATTCTCTTGATAAGTCTGGTCTGTTATCTACCATAATGTTATGAGGAGGTAATGCATTGTTCACAAATGTAACTGTGTCACCAGCATTAACAGTGACTTCATTTGGTTCAAATACTAAATTACCTTCATAACCCATTTGTATTTCAGTAGCATACGCAGATGCTGCTAATGTAAATGAAAGGAATAATGATGTCATCATTATTGTAAGTCTGCTCATCCACCACATAATTTCATGTTTTAAATCGTTGTTCATATTTAGCGTCCCATTGGGATACCTGCTGCCATCATTCGAGATATATTATTAACCTCTTCACTTGTGCAGTAGTCAATAAAATGAGGATGCTCCCGTAGATATGGGACATCCTCTTTGCTATGCTGTATTGCTTCGTATGCATCTGTTGCATACTCACAAATTTCTAAATGATGATGTTGTAAGTCGTGATATCCGACTGTGTAATGCTTTTGTTGCGTTAGGGGCATGATCTGTTCAATCCCATACTGCATATATTTATAGCATAAAGTAGTAAAAAATACCTAATTGTGTGTGGACTCACTGACTTCATCAGGAGTTGGAAACCTAACTCCTTCACAATCAGATTTGGAACAATAGTATCTACCATCCTTGTTTGTTGGTTGAGTAAGATACTCTACATCCTTAACCCAATCATCCATTGCTTCTCTTACAATAGATTTAATTTCCTTTCTAATCCAATTTAACATATCATAATACTTGAATAACTGCTACCACATCAGGTATCTCCATCATTAGTTTCTTTTCTATACCTTGCTTCAAAGTCATGGTACTCATAGCACACGACTCACACGCACCACCCAATCTTACTTTGACATATCCAGTTTCCTCTTCTATATCTACAAGTTGAAGAGATCCACCATCTGCCTCAATATAAGGTAGAAGTTCTTCTAGAACTGTAATTACATTCTCTTCAGTTAATTCCATAGTCTTGTTAATTGTCGAACATCTGTTACACCATACAATGCTTTACATCTCTGTTCAGCATCCTCTCTTAGATTAGATGATGATATAAATTCCACCTTTGTTAATCTATTTGAGTTGAGTAAAATTTGTGCAGACCATTTGGTTTCCATTATTCACCACACTTAGGACAAACTTCTTTCTTCTTTAATTCATTTGCTTGACCTGCTTTCTCTGCAGCATACAATGCAAATGCTTTGGTCGCAAGACTACCCATAGTCCTCTCAATACTATCCCTAGTTTCTTGAGTACACTTCTCAGTAACAAAACAACCTGCAATAGTAGAAGATACTATTGCTAATTCAAATCCAACCACAACAAAGATGAGTCTGAAGACCCACTTAAGTGATTGGGTCATAAAAGAATTGCTCCTATAACAAACCCAATAGCAGCATTAGCACACTTACTCTGGTATGGAGATAGATTAAATTTTTTCTCTATCTTCTCTAAAATCTTCTTATCTAATTCGACCCCTTTATCGAATGAAGATTTAAGTAGTTCTTTAATTTTTTTCATTACTCTTCTATCGTACTACTTATATCTAGGTCTTCTTGACATTCCTTAGCAAGATCTGCAGCCATCTGACCACCTATTTCAGCACCTTGATCCATTCCAATCATTGTAGCAGCACCAGCAAGTACCCATCCTACAATAGGAATAGATGCAAGTCCAGTACTTGTAACAGCAGCAGTACCAAGTCCACCACCTACTAATCTACCTGTCTGTTCTCCTCCACCTACTTTCTTAATACAAGCAATTGATTTAGCACTAACTCCACCACTCTCACCCTGAGTATGGATAGCACCTTCTGCCATGTATTGTTTCTCTACTATTGCTTTCTTCTTACCTAATCCTAATAACCCTGCTGGTCTATCAACAGTCTCTACAGATACCATGACTTTAGGATCATGTGCTCTGTAGTTTATAGTATAACCTTCCTTATTTGCTTGTACAGTATAGGCAGTATAAGGACCTATTGGTAAATCTAATTTAGGGAAGGAACTTTTATTAGAAATAAGTCCTATCATCCCCAAATGAGATATACCAAGTAGACTACCTAAACCAATTACAAGCCATTTTTTCATAATATGATCTCCAATTTATAATGTAACAGGTGGTTCTTCTTTCTTAGGTTGAGTTGCTGCAGCAGTTAAATTAAGAGGTGCTTGTTCAATTCTAATAATTTGAGCAGGTGCAGTTTGTGATGCCTTCTCAATCAACTTCTCCATATCTGCTTTCGATACTTGAGGTGCAGGTGGTTTACCTCCTCCATTACCATTGTTCTTATTTTTAGCAGTCTGAACTCCGAAAGTAGCTAATACGCCCGTAAATACCGAAGCGATAAATGTGGGATCTATATTCTTCTGTGGGAAATTTGGAATGGCAACATAATTTAAAGTCAAAATTCCGCCGCTCCAAACCAAAATTCCGAGACGTACAAATGTACTAATGATTGCCATCTGTTCGTCATGGTCAGGAACAATAGCATCTGCCATCTTTCCTATAATACCTTTAGGTTTTTCTTCTTGTACTTCTTCCTTTACTTCTTCAGAAGCCTCAGGTACATCTACCTTTTCTTCTTCTTTTACTTCTTCAGGCATAAAAATAAGGGTGACTATTTCTATATAGCACCCTTAACCTTTTATTAAAACTGAATTGGAGCAGTAGGTGCAACAGGTGCAGAAGCTTGTGGAGTCGTAGGAGCAAGGTCAGGAGCACCTACAGGGAGGTCACCACCTAATGATCCACCAAGTCCAGCACCACCAAGTCCACCCATGACTGAACCAAGTGCCTTTTCTTTAACGTCTTCTATGATGGCCTCCCGATTAACGTAAACGTAACCAACAGTGCCAACAACGGCAATAGATACAGCAGCAGACGCAACAGCAAGTACATTAATTAGTTTTTGCATTGTTTCTTTTATAAGTAATTTATTTATATTTCTCCCCAGTATAGTATGCTTTGTAATAATTGACAAGTCCATTCGTGGTTACTTGCTTACTGCACCAGTCATCAGCACATTCATAAATTGATTGATTAGAATATTTTCCTTCTCCAAAATTCTTAAAAAGGATTAATAATACTCGTTGACGAAGAACTAATTGGTCTTCGGTAACTGTAGAATACTCAATACTCATGCTAATAATCCTAAAGATCCTGCGGTTACACCTACTGTAACAAAGAAACCAAATTCTAGCAAGTCCCTAGAACCTGGTGGTATAGATGTTAATAATACTGCTAAGGGAATCATTGTCCTTGATCGAATGTGAATATAGTAACTAACATAATAAGTGTCCCAATACCCACCACTGCTAAAAATAATTCAATTGTACAGTGGTGGAGCAGTTGAAACATTTATGAATAAATTAATGATGTTATAGGTCCGTTAAAAGCAAAATATAAACTGATTAGTCCGAAAAAGAATAGTTGTGGCATTGCACTAGGTATAAATACTACACAATTATATAGGAAACATTAAGTTTCTGTCAAGTATTTTTACCTAGTGAAGAGAATTATTGTTATACCAACAACTCCGATCATCGCAAGACGACCATTCCATCTTTCAGCGAAACGCCAGTAGTGATGATTCCAATCAATCATGCTCCAGAAGGAACTGCAACGGGAACAGGTTCCATCTGTCTTACTCTTATACCTTTACCACCATCTTGATCATCGTCATCATCATTGATGGCACGAAGAATAAGTTCAACCAATACTAAAGCAGCCATGGGATAAAAAACCCAGAGGACTGCTACTAGTGGTGATATACTGTCTGATGCGGCTGATAAGTCGCCCATGTTTCTATTCGCTGATAAAGTTACGAGTAATTATTTAGTTATGTAAAGTATTTGAAGTGAGTGTATGCACCTACGACTGCCCAGAAAGCAACCATTGCAAACCTACCGTTGGCTCTTTGCCAAATTGCTACGTTAGACATCTTAAAATACTCCTGGAATAATTTGACCTGTAAATGCATAAGCACCTAGTGCTGCTACTATGCCGATCATGGCCATCCAGCCATTGAACTTTTCTGCTTCTGGGGTCATTGTTTTGTTCTCCTTTTTGGATTGTGAGGGTTAAAAGTGACTCGCTATGCGAGTGGTGTAAAGACCTTGATATCTAAAAGATACCTGGTATAACTGCACCGAATAAGATGTAGTTATGAACTGCTGCAAAGAAACCAATCATCGCAAGGCGACCATTAAGTTGTTCTGCATTCTTCCAATATCCTTCGTAGTTTTCAACGTACTGCATTTGTGGTTCGGCAGAAAACATATTCTGCTTACCATACTCAGTAGTTGTGTAACGATCCATATTGGATGTTGAACTTGTCATTCGTTTGTAAAGAAACGTAACATAATTATATAGCAAAGATTAAACTCCGTCAAATAGGTATTTGTACGGGTACCAGAACATCAAAAAGGGGATCTTATGACCCCCATAATTTTAACTTATATTACTTTCCTATTCGTTCAACAGCAGCACGAGACTTCTCAAGGATGTCACCTCTCAATGGAACATAACCTAAAACAGATGCCCTTTCTTGATACTCTGTAGAGAGTAACGTTGATAAAGTTTCCTTTACTGCTTCAGTCTTACGACCATTACCAGTTTCATAAGCAAGTATCCATGTAAGCGTAGCAATGGGGTAAGCACCTTCTGCTGCAGGG